GTGCTGATGCTGCTCAGCATACTGCTGATGCTGCTGAGCACCGGCAGCATACTGCCGGTCAGCAGCAGCACCAGCACCGGCAGCATACTGCTGATGCTGCTGATCATATGCTCCAGCACCAGCAGCATCAGCACCAGCAGCACCAGCAGCAGCATCAGCAGCAGCATCAGCAGCATCAGCAGCAGCATCAGCAGCAGCATCAGCAGCATCAGCAGCAGCATCAGCAGCATCAGCAGCAGCACCAGCAGCAGCATCAGCAGCAGCATCAGCAGCATCAGCACCAGCAGCGCCAGCAGCAGCACCAGCACCAGCACCAGCACCAGCATCAGCAGCATCAGCACCAGCAGCACCAGCACCAGCACCAGCACCAGCACCAGCAGCACCAGCACCAGCAGCATCAGCACCAGCAGCACCAGCACCAGCACCAGCAGCACCAGCACCAGCAGCATCAGCACCAGCAGCACCAGCACCAGCAGCACCAGCAGCAGCATCAGCAGCAGCATCAGCAGCAGCATCAGCAGCATCAGCACCAGCACCAGCACCAGCAGCATCAGCACCAGCAGCATCAGCACCAGCAGCACCAGCACCAGCAGCAGCAGCATCAGCAGCAGCAGCACCAGCAGCAGCAGCATACTGCTGAGCATCAGCAGCAGCGTGCTGCGCTTGCGTACCGCTGCCCGCGCTGCGATGCTGCGTTGACGCAGCAGCAGTACGGGGCTGCGCGGCGGTACGGGTATTGCGGGAAGTGCAGGGGGAAATAAGAAACCCCGTCCGGCGACGGACGGGGCGTTTGTGGGTTGGTTGTTATTACTTACAAAGATGCTGAGCGGCTTTGTACAGCATCAGATACGGAAACAACTTCATAATCGCCGCAATCGGATGGCTTTCTATAACTTCGATTGCTTCGTATGTTAGTTCGGCAATTGCGCGCCACAGACACTCATCTTCGCTTATCGTGATGCGGGTTACGCCCCAGTTGTTGAACATCGCTTCGATGAGGTCGGCGATTTCGTTTCTGTACTCTTGATCGATGAAATCAAGAACGTCAACGAGATGCTGACATCCGGATTCGATGATGACCATTCTTAGCCTCCTTGTGTTGTAGACACCCCGTCCGTTGCCGGACGGGGCTTGATGGGATGCGGCGGGTCGTCTACTGAATGACGCCCGCTTTCTTCAACACAAACCGGTACTCCTTAGCCGCTTCTTCAAGTGAGGGGTACTCGTAAATCTCGGCTTCGCAGTAGTGTCCTTCCCGCTTGACGTAGAAGATAACAATGCCTTCATCCCACTCGATGATGCGGTACTGAATGTCCGCTTCCTCGTCCTCAAACCGAACCGCGCCGATTTCCTCCGCGTCCTCGTAGGTGACGGTCTCGTAATCGTTCTCTTCGTCCCAGTTCCAGTGTCGGTAGCCTCGCCAGATAGAAATTGTTGCCATAGTTGATGCCGTCCTTTCTGTGTGGTTGTTATCGATTACGTCTCTACTATACCGCACACGCCGCGATTTGTCAAGCCCCAATTTCGCGGAAATTCCGGCGAATTTCCCGCTTGACAACCCGCGCGGGGTGTGGTAGGATATGAGCGTAATCGATTTCGTTGATAGAAGGGAGTGTAACAACTATGGCTACGATCAACATCTGGAAAGGAACCAAGCGCGTCGTACGCGGCAATACATATAAGACCGTCGCGTACGTTGAGTTTGACGGTGAGTGCTTGGGAGTCTGTTGGGAAGAGTACGACTCCCGCGGTGTAGAGACAACATTTTTCCGTTCTTCTGATGGGCGTATAATCGTCCATCAGGAGAGGTGGAGCAGGTGGGAGGGCGAGGAAACTCGCGCAGATGTTTTCGTTTTCCCGTCTATTGAAGACGCAACTGACGCATTCCGGTGGGAGTTGGAGCAGGCGGGGATTATTCCCCGCCCGACGCTCACACTCGAAGAGGTTGACGGTCGGTAATCGGTTTGGGGGCGCTCCGGTTCGCCGGATCGCCCCTTCGTTTTTGTTGAGGAGACAGGCGGTGAAACTTCAATTTGAACGCCACCCGCACGTGATCTGCGCCGTACTGACCGACGCGGGCGAGTGTGACCGGATCATCACCGTCGCCCGCCCAAGCGACGCCATCGACGTATTCGCGCTTGACGTTTCTCCCGCTGCGTACAAGCCGCTCGACGCGCTGTTCGCGTTGCCGCGCGTCGTCTGCGTCGAAATCGAGCGACGCGAAGGCGGTTGGCGCGTTGAGGTCGCGTACTGGAACAAAGGGCTGGGCACGCTTGCGCAGTACGAGACAGACGCGGCGACGCTCTCAGAAGCGCTCGCCAGATGCGTGTGGGCGCTGGCGAGGTAGACGGCGACGGTTGACGTTTACAGAGAAAGGAAGAACACTATGCCCAGCACAGAACTTTCCAACTTTCTGCGCGTCGCCCTCGACGTTCAAGGCGGCCCCTACTCCGGAATTCACGTCGAAGACGGCGTGATACTGGCGACCGACGGCGTAATGCTGGTCGCCAAGAAGTATAATAACCTGGCGTACCTTCGCGGTAGCGGTTCCTTATCACCGAAGGCGGCGAAGGTGCTCGCTGCGCTGGCGGAGGCGACGTGGATCGGGAGCATCGAGGTTGACGGAAACCGCGTGACTGTAACCGCGCAGACCACGCGGTACGACGAGCAGCTTGGCGCAGAGGCGGCGGGCGCGTATCGAGAGGTCACACTTGAGTTCTATTGTCCACAAACGCCGGTCAAGCGGATGCTTGCGGTGCTGACAGACGAGAGCCGGGGTTGGCAGCAGATCGTTGAGAACCCCCGACTGAAGACGGTCAAAGAAGCCAGCGCGAAGGACTACGTTGCGCTGGTAGATGACCCGCGCAACGGCGGCGAACTCTTCCGCCAGAAGGCGGACAACGACACGCATTGGTATAGCGTCGCCCAGTTGCGGAAAGGGTTGCGGCTGTTCGGAAAGAACTCGCGTCTGAGCGTGCGGCGAAGCAGCAGCGGGTGGCTGACGTTCAGCGACCAATGGGGTTACACCTTTGCCGTCACCCCGTTCGTCAAACACAACGAGACACAGCGCTAGGAGGACAGTATGAACAAGCTCTTGATCGAACAGCGAGAAGGCGGTTACTTCGTTTTATGCAACGGCGCTGCATTTGACCGCCAGTTAGCCGACGTTCTTGAGGATACGTTTGTCGCCCCTTCGTACCGAAGCGTAGCCGTGCGCTACGTTTCGGCAATGTTCAACGTGTTGAAGGCTGAGCGCGTGGCGCTCGGCGGTGAAGGAAACTGGTGGGTGGCGGAGGCGGAGGTGCGCCGGGATCGTCTTACATTCATTGACGCGGAGGGTGACAATCCCGTTGGCGCACTCGCGGCGCTGATCATAGCAACTGTGCTGCATACCTGCCAGTAAGACGTTTTTATACAACCGCCAGGCGCGCGCCTGGCGGTTTCTGTTTGTTCAGCAGTGTCACAACACATCATTCTCTTTTATTTATACAGCGTGTTGTGACAACAGTGCGCGGGCTTGGCGACGGCGGGGAAAAGAAAACCCCGCGCTTGTGAGGCGCGGGGGTTCGGGTCGGGTTCGTTGATTAGATGAGGCGCAGTTCTGAAAGTGCGTATCGCTGCTCGCTCTGCGCCGCCTCTTCGAGGCTGCTGAACCGGTAGATGGTGCCGTAGTTCGGTTCACCAACACCGTAGTTTTTATTCACAACGTTGATGATAATTTCTCCACTCTCCGTCCTGTAGACGTAGTACGCTGTGCAGGAAAACCCGTCGGGGTTCACGTCTTCAAACCAACCGAGTTCCTCGGCAACAATCTCGATAACGGTGTACTTGCTGGCGTCGTCGCCTGGCAGAAACGTTCGCTCGCCTTCCCAGATTTTGTACGTCTGCAGCATTTTGTGTGCCTCCTTAGTGCTAAGCGCTTATCGATTACGGTTATACTATACCACACCCCGCGCCGGTTGTCAATACCCAATTTTCGAGATTTTCCCGCGATTTTTGTGGGGTTGACAGATCGGCGCGCGCGTGGTATACTGTGCGTGTAGTCGATTACGCGAAAGGAGACCACTAATGCCCAAGCGACGCTCTGCACCAAAGCCGCGCCCCGCGCGCGAGGTCGTTATTGAGGAAGGCGCTGACTACCGCCTCCTCTACGACCGCGAGACGCGCGACTACGCGGTCGAGTACCGCGGCGAGCCGGTCGGCTGGCGCGCGTACGTCGAAGACGCGCGGCGGCTGGTGGAACAGTTGCGGTACGAGGACGCGCGCGGCGAGTAACAGACGATCCTCCCTCCTTCTCCTCCTAGAAGCCCCGCCAACGCTGGCGGGGCTTCTAGTTGTCAGCAGTGTCACAACACTCGATCTTCTTTTATTTATACGCAGTGTTGTGACACCCGCTGCATCACCCGAATGGAGTACTCCCCCGCGCCCGCTGCTGGCTTATCAGTGCTGTCACAACACTCTATAGAAATAAAAGAGAAGCAGGTGTTGTGACACCCACGCGCCGCCGCGATCTGGCGTACGAAAACGCGGCGCGTTTCCGGTATAATGAGAATGGAGGGGTGAATAACGCCCCGCAGAGAGAGGAGTAGGAGGGCATCACGTGAACCTTCCCTTTTCGCAACCGCTGGACAAGGTGACCTTTGGCGCGCTCGCAGCAGCGACCATCATCGTCCTTACGTGGGCGCTTCGTGAGTTTGTCGGGATTGAACTTCCGGCGGAAGTTCAGGCGGCGCTGGCGGTCATCTTCGGCTACGTCGTCTCGTATCACATCCCGCTGACCGAAGCCGAGGCTGAGGCAATCGCGCGGAAGTACTACAAGCACAAATGACCGTAGACGAACTGCTGACAGACGAAGCCCGCGCTGCGGTGTTGCGTGCGCTGTTTATGATCGTTGTCAACGACAACGAGCCGGCAAGCGCGCGCGTCGCTGCGGCGCGGCTGTTTCTGTCGCAGTTCGATGAGCAACCGAACGCCGATCAGAGCGTACTGGTGATCGTCGATGAGGCGGCGTTCGTCAAAACGGTATGAGGTTCGACTTCCACACCTCCACGCCGACCAGCGCGCCGTTGCGGAACAGACCAGAAGCGCGCGGTTTGTGCATCTGCGCGCGGGGCGGCGCTGGGGGAAGTCACATCTGCTGGCGCGGATGCTCACCGAAGCCGCGCTGGTGCGGCGGCAGACGGTCGGGTATTTCGCCCCGACGTACAAGTTGATGCTGCCGGTCTGGGAACAAGTGCGCCGAACGTTGCGCGCGCCGGTTGCGGAAGAGTACAAGGCGGAAAGGCGGATTGATACAACCACCGGCGGGCGCGTCGAGTTCTGGTCGCTCGACAACGAGGACGCGGGAAGGTCGCGCGGGTACGATCTGATTGTGGTGGACGAGGCGGGGCTGGTGCGCAATCTCGAAACAATCTGGCGCGAAAATCTGATCCCCGCGCTGCTCGACCGGCGCGGGCGCGCGGTGCTGGCGGGAACTCCGAAGGGGAAGGGGGATTTCTGGCGTATCCACCAGACCGCGCTTGACGATCCGCGCTGGGCGACGATCCGGCGTTCGACCAACGACAACCCGCGTCTCGATCCGGCGGACATCGCGCTGCTGCGGTCCGCGATGACCGAGCGCGCAGCGCGGCAAGAACTGGACGCTGAGTTTCTCGACGACGGCGGCGCGGTGTTCCGCAACGTTCGTAGTTGTGTCGGCGAGATCGTCCGCAGCAACGAGGCTGCGGTGATCGGGGTGGACTGGGGGCGCTACGAGGACGCAACCGTATTCGCGGCGCTCGACCCGCAGACGCGGTGCGTCGTCGACGTTGAACGTCTCGTCGATGTGGATTTCGCAACCCAGCGCCGCGCGCTGGTCGAGTTCTGGCGGCGCAACGGCGGCGGCGCGGTGATTGCGGAGGCAAACAGCATCGGCGCGCCGAACATCGAAGAGTTGCAGCGCGCCGGGCTGCCCGTCCAGGCGTTTACGACGACAATCGCATCAAAGGCGCTGCTCATCGACACGCTCGCGCTGGCGCTGGAGCAGCGAACGATTACGCTGCCCGCGCTGGACTGGCTGCTCGGCGAGCTGGAGATGTTCAGCGTCGAGATCGGCGCGTCCGGTCGCGCACGCTACAGCGCGCCGGAGGGGTGTCACGACGACGGCGTGATCGCGCTCGCGCTCGCGGTCTGGGGCGCGTCGCGAAGCGCAGAGGTGCTGTTTGATGTCTAGAACGACTGCACAACTCGTGTTGTCGCCGACTGAGCGCTACGACATCAAGGCGCTCAATCTGGAGGATTTCCTTCCGTCCGCGTGGACGGGCGTGTTTACCGGCGACGGCGACGCGGTCGATGTCGAGACGGCGTATGAGCGCGTCGCGGTGGTGCGGACGGCGGTGACGTTGCGCGCCAACGCCCTCGCGTCGCTGCCGTGGGAGATTACGACGCGGCGCGGTACACTGGTGGCGTTCGACGCAGAGCGACTGGCGGCGCTCATTCGCGGAATTGAGATCGATCTGTGTCTGTACGGTGCGGCGTATCTGTTGCGCGATCCGGCAGCGCCGCTTGGTCTCCGTCGTCTGCACCCGCGCACCATCACTCCGATCACCGACGCGAAACGCGGGCTGGTCGGGTTCACCCGCCGAGTGAACAACACTGAAATCCGGTTAGAGCCGGAAACCGAACTGCTGTATCTCTGGGAGCCGTCGGTGCGCGGCGAGGTTGAGCCGGGGGTCGGACTGGTGACCACCGCACTCACGCAAGCCCGCGCTTTGCTCGCGGCGGAGAGGTACCAGATGGCGTACTTCGAGCGCGGCGCGGTGCGCCCGACGGTGTGGATGTTTGCGCAACGCCCGACCGACGCGGAACGTTCGCGCTTTGAGCAGTGGCTGCGCCAACTCGTCAGCGGCATCCGCAATGCGTTCCGGCACCTCGCGCTGTCAAGCGAGATCAAAACCGTCACGTTAGGGGATACGCTCTCCGACGCGGTGCAGCCGGAACTGCTCCAGCGCGCAGCGGAACTGATGCTCACCGCGTTTCAAGTGCCGATGTCGGTTGTCTTCAGCAGCGCGAGCAACTACGCGACCGCGCGGCGCGATTACCAGACGTTCATTCTTCTGACAATCCTCGCCCGCGCGCGCGAGGTCGCGGCGACGCTGCAACCGCACTTCGCGGCGTACAATCAGATGTTACGCTGCAACGAGGCGCGGATCGACGCCGTGCAGAATGAGGAGTTGGAGAAGGCGGAAGCGATCCAGCGCCTCACCGGACAGCCGGTGCTCACACTGAACGAAGCGCGGGCGCGGCTTGACCTCCCGCAGTTTGTCGAGGACGCAGCGGATCAAGAGTTGCTGCGTTTGCGCAACCGGCTGGCGATTGCGCGGGAGGCGGTGGCTGCCGGTCTCGACGTAAGAACGGCGTTGCGGCTGGCGGGCGTCAACGGCGCGGCAAGTGCGGAACCGGAAGAGATTGAAGCGAAGGCGTTGAAGAAAGAGGCGGAACCGGAACTGCTGCCGCACGAGGTGCAACTCTACCGCGACCTCAAGCGCGCGTTTCAGCAGTTGCGTCAGGTGATGCTCGACGGCGCAGACGAGATTACGGCGCAGATGTTCAGCGAGACGCTCTATCCCGCAATGCGCCGCAACATCGAGACGATTGCGCGTCTGTTTGCAGACGAGATGCGCGCAGCGATCGGCGTAACCGTCAACGTCGATGCGCTGCTGGCGGATTGGGCTGAGGAAGCGACGCGCCGCCAGGTGGAAGAGTTGCTCTATCCGTACACGCGCGACTACATCGCCCGCGCGGTCGCGGCGTGGCGGCGGATGCCGGGCGCGGATCGCGCCGAACTCATCCAGATGATAGAACCGGTCGTCGGGGCGAAGCGCGCCGAGACCGTCGCCATCACCGCTGCGACTGAAGCCGCGGCCGCGGGCGTGCGGGCGTACAGAGAAGGACTACGCGCCGAGCACAATCTGGAGTACGTGATGATTTGGGAGACCGCGAATGATGAGCGCGTGTGTCCGATCTGCGGGGCGCTCCACGGCAAGCGCGAGGACGAGTGGGGCGGGCGTTCCGGACCGCCCGCACACCCGCGCTGTCGCTGCGGCGTCAGACTGGAGCGGGTAAATGCAGGTTAGCGTCTCTGTCGATCTGGATAACGCATTGCGCAAACTGCTGCCGCGTTCGGCGCGGATCGAAGCCGCGCTTGACGCGGGCGCGACCGCTGCGCACGGTATGATGCAAATCTATCCGCCGCCGCCCGCGGGTTCACGCTACCGGCGAACGGGCAATCTGCGGCAGAAGTTGCGGATCAAGAAACTGTCGAAAACGTCGAGGATCGTCGAGAACACCGCGTCCTATGCGCGGTACGTCTACGGAATGCCGCAAGCGCGGGTGCACAGCGGGCGCTGGGCGTCGGTGCGCGACGCGGCGGAAGCGGCGCTGAAGGAAGCGCTTGCGGTGTTGAAGGAGAGGGGGAGGTGAGGAGATGGAGTGGCAGACCGCGCCCGGCGCGGCGCTGAAGATGGTCGAGAGCGGCGACGTTGAGGGGTTGCTCGTGGTATTCGGTAATCCCGACGCCGTTGATCTCGAAAACGAGTTTTTCACGAGAGATACCGACTTCGGGCGACTGCGCGAAACCCCGATCTGGCTCAACCACGCGCAGCCGATCAAGACCGAAAGCGGGCTTATTCTGATTGAAGACCAGATCGGCTACGGCGCGCTGGAGATGACCGATGAGGGCGTAATTATCCGCGGGCTGCTCGATGCGAAATACCGCTACCTCGCCCAGATCGCGCCAGAGATGGGCTGGTCGAGCGGGACGGCTGCGCACTTGGTGGTGCGCCAACCGGCGGGGAAGGCGATGTTCATCAAACGCTGGCTCTTGGGCTTGGACGCGAGCATCACGCCGACGCCCGCAGAGCCGCGTACAATGTTGAGGAATGTCTATCGGTTAGTCATCAAGTAGGAGGGAAGTAAGGAGATGACGGAGATTGTGATGAACCAATCGGAACTCGCCGCCGAGATCGCCGCACGGCTGCGTGACGAGGTGGCGGCGGCGGTGAAGGCGCAGAGCGTCGGCGTGGCGACAACCGCAACCACTGCGGAAGGCGAAGGCGTATCGTTCGGCGACTTCTTGAAGTGCGTTGCAACCAACGACGTTCAGCGTCTGCGCGCGGTCTACAAGAGCGCGAAAGCGCTAGACGAGACGACCGGCGCGGGCGGCGGGTTTCTGGTGCCGACGCAGTTCGAGGAGCGCATCCGCGCGGTCGGCGCGCCGATGCTGTTCGACCAGTTGGTTGCCGCCGGGCGCAGCCCGCTGATGCTGCGCACCAACGCTGCGGAACTAGCGCTGCCGGTGCTGGAGCAAGACCAAGCGCCGAACGTCGAGAGCAGCGCGCTGGTGGGCGGCGTGCGGCTGGTCTGGCGCGAACAGAGCGCAGACGTTGCGGAAAGCGAACCGCGCTTCGAGCAGCGCATCTTCCGCCCGCACGCGGCGGACGCCTATGTTGCAGCGTCGACGGAACTCATTTCCGACGCGCCGCAGGCGCTTGAGGACACGCTTGTTACACTGTTCGGGCGCGCGTACGCGGTGCTGAGAGCGCGGGTGATGCTGCGCGGCACCGGCGTCGGGCAGCCGCGCGGGATCGTCGGGCATCCGGCGTCGATCAGCGTGACGCGGGCGACGGGCGGCACGCAGGTCGAAAACGATACGAACACTGTTTTGCAAATGATCCAGCGCCTGCTGCCCGGCAGCGCTACCGCGGTATGGATCGCCCACCCGTTCTGGCGGGCGCGGCTGATGGCGACGCGGCTGAGCGAGACGCTGCTCTATACGGTCAACGGGCAGTCGCTGGTGTACGGCGATACCCTCGCCGGTATTCCGATTGCCTACAGCGAGCACTTGCCCGCCGTCGCCGAAGCCGGATCGCTGGTGCTGGCGGATTTGTCGTACTACGCAATGGTGGAGCGCGCGGGGTTCAGCGTTGCGTTCAGCGAACACGTGCGCTTCCTCAAGCGGCAATCGGTGTGGTTGTTCGGCGTGCGGATCGACGGCGCGCCGCTCGTCAACGCGCCGCTGATCCTTGCGGACGGCGCGGGGAACAACACCGTCAGCCCGTTCGTCGAGATCGCAGCCGGGCAGTAGTAAGCAAGGGCGTCACAACACGCTATAGAAATAAAAGAAGATCGCGTGTTGTGACGCTGCTGATGACACCGGCGGGCGCGGGGGAGTACTACGTTTGGGTGAGGCGGACTGTCACAACACAGTATAGAAATAAAAGAAGATGCTGTGTTGTGACACTGCTGATGATCAGCCCGCGCCGGGCGCGGGCGGCGCAACAGACGGGGCTGTCACAACACATCATATAAATAAAAGAAGATGATGTGTTGTGGCGGCGACGGGATACGGATCAACGGCTGAATAGACAACGGGCGCTGTCACAACACGCTCTATAAATAAAAGAGATGCAGGTGTTGTGACGGTGTACTAGAGGAGGAGCATACGATGCTTGTTCAGGAGACCATTCAGCCGCTGCTGCGCTACTTCAACGCGGCGGCGTCCGGAACGGATACGGCGGTTGTCAGCATCGCGAATGTACAGGCGGTGCGTATCGTTGCGCACACCGGGACGGTGACCGGCTCCGCGTCGTTGCAAGTGCACGTCAACGACACAAACAACACAAACAACTCGACGCAGTTGACGGATAAGGCAATCGCATCGCTGGCGTCTAACCGCACCTACGAGATTTTCGTTACCGGTGCGGAGGCATACGCAGCGAAAACGCACGCATCGCATATGTTTGTACGCATCGCCGGAACGGGTACGGCGCAGATTGCGATTGAGATTTCCGCGTTCCCGGCGCGCGACGTTCCCGCGTCGCTGCCGTCCGGCTGGACGCGCGTGTTGTGAGGTAAACGGTGTACGCAACGCTGGCGCAGTTGAGGGAATACCTTAGCGTCACAACAACTGTTGATGACGCGCTGCTAACCGATCTGATCACACGCGCTACTGCGGTTATCGAACAGATGACGCGCAAAACCTTCACTGCGCCGACGGCGACATCTCGAACATTTGGACGCGAGGCGATGCTGTGGGACGCGCAGTTGCGGCGGGATTATCTACTGCTGCCGTCCGGCGTCTACATCGCGCAACTGGTCGGCGCGATCGACGGCGACGGTGATGCGATCACGCTTACCGAAATCGACACGCACCCGCCCGACGCGCCGTACACCGTCCTCGCGCGGCGGGGCAAGCGCTGGTGCGGCGCGTCGCAGCAAGCGACGATAACCGCGCGGTGGGGGTACAGCATCAACCCGCCCGCCGATATTGTGCACGCAACAATCCGTCTCGCCGCGTGGATGTACCGGCAACGCGGGACGGCGAACGACCCGGATCGCCCGACGGTTGCCGACGGCGGATTGGTGCTGCTGCCGTCGGCGCTGCCGGACGATGTACGCTCAATATTGGAGCGCTACCGCGATGTCGTATAACACCGTCATTGACATTCTCAAGATGCTGTCCGATCTGGAGGTGCAGTACAACAACGCTGTTGTTCCGGTTTGGTATCTCTCCACGCAGGCGAACTGGTTGGACGCAGCGCAACTTCCGGTTCGGATTATCCCCGTCCTCGGCGGGCTGCGGCTGGTTGAGGGGGGCGTCTACACCCCCACCCGCGCGACGCGGGCGGTGTGGGAGATTGACGATCTGCTGCTGGTGCGCGACGTTGGAATGGGGCGCGGCGTTGCGGATACGGCGGCGGCGCTGGCGGACTACATCGAAGACTACGTTGCGCGACTGCGCTTCGCGTGGTATGTTCGCGGCGATGTGCAATTGCTCAACGTGAGTGGAATAGTGGACGTTATCAAGTACGGCGAGCGGGCGTATGAGGGCGTTGCGATGACGACGCGCTTTGCGCACCTCATCCGCGCGCCGTCGGTATAGGAGGTAGGGGATGTCGCACTCAGGCGTTATTGCCGGGCTGTACGCCGGGAACTACGCGGTCGAGATTTCGACCGACGGAACGACGTGGACTGCGGTTTCAAACGCAACCGTCAAAATAGACGACGTTGAACTTTCGCGCCCAAGCGGTGAGGCGTATGTCGGCGGTTCGAGCGACTACGCGACGGTGACGGTCGGTAAACGCGAACCGGTCGAACTCACATTGACGTTTTTGTACAACGAGGATACGAACTCTGCGGCGAATACGATCTTTGATCAGTTTCAAAGCGCCTCGCCGCGCCTCGGCGTGCGCTGGTCGCCGCGCGGGTTAGTCGGCAGCGCACGCGCGTACGGAACGAGCAACGACGGCGGAACGTCGTTTGGGCTGGGGGTGATCACCAACGTCACACTAAGCGCTCTTGACCCAAGCGACGCCGAACCCTACGTCGCTATGGTGACGGTCAGAACGCCGTCGCTGCGTCAGTACACGCTCGGATCAAGCCCGACCAACCTCAACCCGGCGTCATAAGTAGGAGGGTATTATGGACAAACCGGCAGAGATTTACGACATCGACACAATCCGCGTTGACCGCAACGCGCTGACGATCCGCGACGCCGCGAGCGTGCTCAACAACGAATTGACCGCACCGGTGGTGGCGCGGTTGGTGCGCAAAGCAATCGGCACGCAAGCAGACCGGTTCCCGCTGCGGGCGCTGAAGGCGGTGTACGAGCGGGTGCTGCCGCAGATTTTCGAGCCGGACGAGGCGGTGCGGTCGCGGGTGGCGGGGCTGGTTCCCGCAGTCGGCGAGATCACCCTCGGCGAGTATCACGAGTTTCTCGACGCGAGTGAGCGCAAAATTGCGTTCCCGCCGGTCGCCGCGACGCTGCTGATCAAAGCATACGGCGAGGACATCCTCAACGAACCGTATGCCGCCGCCGCGCTGCTGCTGAAGAAAATCTTCGACAGTATCGGCGATGAGGGAAACGAGTAGCGCGGGCGACGGCGCTGGGGTTGCTCGACCTCGCGCCGCTGCCCGCCGCATACACCGAACTGGTGTTGTGTCGGGACATCTACCACTGCCCGCCGGACGCGCTTGATCGTCAGTCGCTCCGGCGCGTCGCGCAGCATCTTGCGGCGCTGCGCGCGGAGCGGCGGCACCAGGCGCTGGTCGCAGCGCATCAACGGAAACGGCGATGAGCGACGTCGTCATCAAACTGAGCGCAGTTGACGCAGCAAGCGGCGTGCTGGAGCGCGTCGCCCAGAATGTCCGCGGCGTCGGGCAAGCCGCGGACGCCCAGCGCGGCGCGTTCGGCGCGCTGGAGCAGGTGGCGGTCGGCGCGCTGCGGCAGATCGGCGCGGCTGCGGTCAATCTGGCGGCGGCGGGGATTGCTGCGCTTGGAGATCAACTGCGCTCCAGCATTGACGTTGCCGCGACGTTCGAGAGCGCGCTCTTCCGCTTCCAAGCAGTCGCGGGCGACTCGCTGACGAAAGCCGGGTTGTCGTTTGACGACGTAAAAACGAAAGCGCTTGAGTTGGGGTCGTCAACGCAGTTCAGCGCACAACAAGCGCTGGACGCGATGACCGAACTTGTGAAAGGCGGCGTCAACGTCAAAGATGTGTTGGGCGGCGCAACGGATGCGACGCTTGCGCTCGCCGCCGCTGCGCAACTCGACCTCGCCAACGCCGCAACAATCGTCGCCAAACAACTCGGCGTCTGGGGCGATACCGGCGTGACCGCCGCGAACGTCGCCGACCTTCTCGCGTCCGCCGCGAACGCAAGCACCGTAGACGTTGAGGAACTCGCGCTCGGTCTGGCGAACGTCGGCGGCAGCGCGAAAGTCGCCGGACTGTCGTTCCAGGAGACAGTCCAGACGATGGCGCTCATCGCGCCCTCGTTCAGCAGCGCCGCCGACGCCGGTACGTCTTTGAAAACGTTTTTGCAGCGTCTAATCCCGACGACGAAAGACGCAACGCAGATGATGATAAAACTGGGACTGGCAACGAAGGACG